ACTTTAATGTTCTGGGTTGAAATAACTTGAACGCGACCTGTTGAGGCGCCGTTTGAAATAAATTGTAAGGTCCCGACTCCGGTCCAGTATTTTTCACTTGTCATTTACCCATCCCGATCTAATAGATCAATTGCCCTTGCAATCAAGGTAATTATATCTTTTAACCAGTTAATCTATTCTCTTAAGGTTTCGTGAATTTTGGTCAATAGGTATTTGTTGATGTCACTGAACTTTTTATAGTCGGAATTGAGAAACACTCTTTCTAGGTCCAGGCAGTTTTGCTTCTCGTCGTGAAAGACTAAAAGAACCACCCCTCTTTTGTATTCGGATTTCTTAACTTCAAGAAGTTTGATTTCCATCAACATTAGAAAGGCGGCTAAGTTAACATTTTGAGTTTCAAATGTTTTCATTTATTTGTTTCTATTTCTTTTGTTAGATTTCTTAGTCTCTTCAGTTACTGGAGATTGCTGAGGTTCTGGAGTCTCTTCATTTGCAGGTTCCGCGTCTAAATTTGAATCATCAGTTATAGTTAAGTTTTCAGCGTCTGAAGAATTAGCAGCTTGGGCGGCTAAGTCTTTCTCTTCATCTGTTAATTCCTTTAGAGCTTTATTGCCTTCTGCATCGTAACCTTCGGCTTCGCAACAGTCAGTTACATAGAATGGCCCGATGTCAATTTTAAAGTTCATTTTAGATTTGCCGCAACGGCACGATTTTTCAAACATTTGTATCTCCTTTGGACATATCTAGTAAAGTTTCAACAATGAATTTTACCCTATCTTCGCTACTACAGTCAACATTTATATAATCGATTCCGTGATAAACTAAAAAAGATTCAACTTTCTTATCTATCAGTTTCGCCGTATCTTCATCTTCGTATCGACCTCTTGGATCGAATGGCTTTTGACGTTTTAAAAGAAAGTTAATATGAACAACATTCATCTCTTTTGCCAGCTCTAAATCCTTAAAAACAGTGTGTTTTATGGATTCGTGGCCATTGTAATGTTTTTGGTAAATAGGACAAAGTATCAATGGAGAATCCGTAACGATATAGTCAACTTTACCGTACATTGTAGACTCTCGATCTAATTGTTGACCATAAATAATGGATTGACCAAATGGTCCAACCTTTCTTCCAGCCCATGCCCACTCTTTAACAAACTCTCTAACTAATTCAGTAACCTGACTTCTTTCTTTCAATTCTGCGTACACCAATGCTGCCGTGGTAGATTTTCCTAGACCGGATCCACCAAGTAAGTTAACTACATAAGTTTTCATTTTACCCCAATATTTTAGCGATTCTCGTTATGGTTTCCAGCGGATAATCTAATCCCCAGACTTGTTGAACTTTTAGTGTGGATCTATTTTGCTTTTGAGCATCAGTTAAATGCTCGTAGCCTTTAGGGACGTATTCTGCCCAGTATCGAATAACATCGCAACAAACATCTTCCACATCATAAGGATTTCCGTTGACTGCTTTGCACAATTCAGTCATACATTGTTCTTGATATTCTGCTTTAGATTTTGGATCAGTTGCTTCTTTAGTAAAGATTAAATCGAAAGCTCTTACGCAATTTGCACCGTAATAGCAATGAGATTTAGGATCCACTAGCTCTGGATAATATTCAGCCGTGTCCATTACAAAGGCGGTAAGGACGAAATGCCATTGTTTGAAACCTCTAGATTTATGCCACGCACATGAGAAGTCTACTGCTTCTTTAATTCCAATTGGACCATTCTCTGATTTAGTCGTAACAAATACTACGTAATCATTAATAAACGATTCAGCTACTTGATCAAAATAGTATTGTTGAGCTAATCTATATTTCTCTGGATCTGGATTCTTTAACGATGGTGGTTGGTTTCCAACTGACGTAACCATTGGATTTACGTTTTCAACGATTAATTGTCTTGCGCCAGTTACTCCTTCATGAAGCATTATGTCTGCTAATTTACCAACTAGATTATTATGGTACCCATGTTCTCTTGGATTTCTTGAACCGTCTTGGAGGAACGTTGGTTGGAAGCTTGCTCCGGATCCTGTGAATCTATGAAACAAGTGTAAGAAGTGAAATTCAAAGATGTTTAAATGTTTAGAGTAGTCTTGAAGTTTTACTAGATCTTTACGAACTCTTACTCCATGGATATCTTCTAAGACTTTAGAGAATCCAGCGTGTCTACGATTTACCGTATCGTAAATAGTAATTGAATCCATTAAAGGATCATTTGCCATAAAAGTCTCTGGAACTAACTTTAAATTCTTCTCTTGAAGAACTAAAGCTTTACCGTAGTATTCTACAAAGTCATTAAAGAATTCTGTTTTTATCATTTGGTTTTACTCCAGAAGCAAGTACGATTTGACAAATATGTTCTAAACGTTCAATATGTTCGAATGCATCCCATGGAGAATTACCAATAGCGCATACTCCATGGCCGGCTTGTCCGACAATGTCATAAGCTAATTTAAGAGGACCTTCAACATGGCTAGATTCTCCAAAACCTAAATCCGCATCTATAATAGCACTTTCAGTCAACGCTGAAAATGTTTCTTTTGCTAATATTTCAGATGTAACTGGAAGCACTGGAACGTTTGATGCAACTCTAGTGTATCTCGATACTTCTGGAAATTCTGATGCCAATTTCTTTAAATCAAATCCTGCATGCATTGCGGCAATGCAGTATGTTGGATGTAGGTGTACGACCGCTCGTGGACCTTTGAAGTCGGTAGTTTGAATAAGTCTATGCATTTCTAATTCACCTGAAGGAACCACCCCTGAGGCTTTATCGATTAATTTTCCAGATTTAGTTACTAATAGTTTAATAATGTGTTCTGGATGGATTATCGTTTTACGTACGCCTGAAGGTGTAATATAAAATACATTTTGTCTACGCACAGATATGTTTCCGTCCCTAGTCGTAATCCAGTTTCTTCTGTGGGCCTCTCTCATAATATCGCCGATTGATGTTAACATTAATCATCCTCCGGTCTTACTTCGTTCCAGTCTCTGTATGAGTTGGTTCTTCCAATGATTGACGAATCTATAAGTTCTGGATCCATTCCAACATTCCACATTAATACACTCAGATCTGGATTGGCCTTTTTAAAAGCTAGTGCGTATTTCCAGACCTTGGCATCATACGTGCGAACTGTAGGAAACGGTGGTAGGTTTTGAGTCTTTTCTGCTTGAGCAAATTCCAATGGTTCTATAATAGGTTCAGCTCTTCCAAGCTCTCCAGCCTTCATGTTACGCGCTACCGTAACTGAATAGAACTTTGTATTGGGCCATCCGATTTGAAGGCCTCTGACCAAAACACCAGTAGAGGTTGCAACAAAACAAACGTCAGGGTCACCGGCACCTTTTGTAATATTCATTGCAACTCTGGCTGCGCAAGCTACGACTAGCTCATGTTTTAATCCTAACGGTATAAATTTAGCACCATTCTTTTCAGCCCACTCTTTTGCAATCTTATTTAGATTAGGCATAGCTGCAATTCTTCTGAACTTTGGAATAGCTCCTCGCTCGATACAAACTGCTTGATGGTGACTGATTTCTTTAGATGATGGCATGAACAATACGACCTTTTTACCGTATCGTTTTGCAATATTTAAAATACTGACACCGGCTAATCCAACTCTCGGCTGGACATAAACTAAAGTATCTTCTTTAATTGACTGAACCAATAGGTCAGCAAATCGACATTTTGATCCGTTAATTAGATCATCTCTAACAACATCTATTCCATCAAAGTTTTCAACAATTGGAAGAGGTAGTGGATCGACCCAGTCTTTAGTAACTTCTAAAAACCAATCTCTACCGAATAAATCTAACTCTAAGTGTTTGCCGTCAACGACGTGTTTATCATGGCTCATTACCATCTTTCCTTGTTATTTTCAAAATCAAATTTATAATGTTCTGGACTTAAGTGTACACTTTGCGGTTTCTCCATTACTTCAAATTTAAGTTTTCCTGACTCATCGAAAAAGTATTCTGGAAAAGTCACAATAGACGCTCTACCTTCATCTAACGTTGCCAATTCTTCAATCACCGAATTAAAAATACTTCTGACCATGTTTCTATCATCCCAAGTTCCTGTAAACGGCGTACCTTTAAAGTATCCTGTTTTTGGAAGTTCTCTGGATTCATCTTCAATTCCCATAGAGTGGGTTAACACTACTTCGAGTCCTGGAATATCAATTAACGAATTATAAAGTTCTGAAGCTAAATGCACAACATGTTGGTGTGGCTGAGCTTCTCTAAAAACGTGATGTCGTATATCGATTGATGAACAATGCACTTGAATTTTCTTAATCTCGATTCCTAAATCTGTGAATTCTTTATAGAACTTTTGAACTGTTCCGTTTTCAACCATACCCTTAAGGGTTCTACCGTCTCTGCGTTCAATCATTAAGGAAGGCGTCCAGACACTAGGAGTGTGAGAATCACCAATGAGTAGAGCATCAGTACGATATGCGTGTCTGAAAACCCGTACGTTTTTAAGGGCGTTTTGAACATCGGTGAGAAAGGTTTCAGGACTGTCTTTGAATTTCTGGCAGGTGGAGCTATTTCCTCTTCTTGATTCGAGGACGCATAAATCAAGAAGTTCATTTCTCCAGCTGAACATTGGACCTTTGAATTCTTTAATTTCTGATAATCTGGCGAAAACTTTTTCATCTAGACCCCCGAATAAATTTAAAGCTCCTGAATACTCTGCTCCTAGATCAAATATAATAATGTCAAAATCACTTAAATTGTCTTTGTTCGTTAGAACTTCGACTCGTTTGTGGCCTAAATGTTTTAATTGACACTTTAATAATCTAGCCCATCCACCTTTATGAGAACCTTCTCTTGTGGTGATGTTTGATAGTAAACTAGTGATTCCGATTGACTTGTTTCTATCAACGTCCGTATATTCTGTAAAGAACATTTTAACCTCTTATGAGATATTGTTTGCAGGAGTTTAATTCATCTGCAATATACTTTTTGTTATTTAGTACTCTATTTCTAGGACTTGGATGTGGTAATTTAAAGTGATCAATATCTATGGACATTAAAGCCTTAGACGCCACTTCGCCCAAACATATTATGCGATCGTAATCACCCACAATTGATTTGATCAATTCCATATTTGAATCGGCTTCATCAATTTCAAAATATTTATACAAATTTACAAAACTGTAATGGTTGATGCCCATGGTTTTAGTCCACGAATCTAAATTCTTTAAAGCTGGTGATCTACTACCGAGTTTAGAGAGACTTAATCCAATGATCAATATGTTCATGGGCATCCTTAATATTAAGCTTTACCTGAATCTTCAATCAATAAGTGAATGAATCTTGAAATCTTTTTACACATTCTGCTTTGTTCATTATATGAAGCACCTAAAGCTCTGACGCTTGCTTTAGCATCTAAAAGTTCTTGGTCTTTAGCTTTAGTGTCTAGAATCTCTTGTTCGTGTACGGCTTGATTCATTAGACGTACTCTTTTTTGATCGTTGTCACATGCTCTTAATTCTTGGACTAATTCTTCACGACCTTGTTTTCTAAGGTATTTTTCTAATTTGATGATTTCTTTTTCAGATTCAAGGCTCATTAGTATCTCCTGGTTTGGTTAGACTAAAGATACCATCCACCTAAATAGAAGTAAACGAGATTCTATTGTCTAAATACTAGACATTGCATAAGTAGCTTAATCTTATGGATAACTATCTTTTTATAAGAATTTAGTTTCCAAGATCAAAGTTAGCTAGATACAACCTCAGCATCCAAGGGGGATACATGATTAAAAGACTAATATCTAATGGTCTCAAAGCTAGAATGGGTTTTGGAACTGTTAAAATGAGGACTGGCAAAATTAAAGCAACTGGATTAATAGAGTTGACTCAAATTGAGCAGTCTGAAGTTGGAGGAGTTCCAGGTCTAATAATTCCAGATTCCCCTAAAATCATTATTGAGTTTTCAAGTGTCCAATCTGTTGATCTAATGATTAAACAATTAGAAGCAGTAAAATCATTGCTCTCTAAACAGGAGTAGTTATGTCAGAAAAGAAACAATTTTCAAAAGAAGAAATAGAAGCAGCACTTCAAATTACTCACTCTGAGTATTTCATGCAAGTTATTGCACTGTTATCGCATACGGATCAGGAAGAACTTAACTATGTTAAGGTTCCAATCACAACTCCAGATGGTGGGAGTTATTTAGTGAGTATCCTCCACATTGAAGGACCTAAGATTAATTTGGCTAAATTGGCTGAGTTTGCAGAAGAAACCGAAAAAGACGCCTAAAACTAAAAAGGCCCAGGTTTTACCCTGGGCCCATTAGATTCTTATTAGATAATGTTTTCAGCAATTACATGCTTACGACCAGCAGCAACCAACGGAGTACCGTACATTAACTGTAACCATTTGTAGCTAGTATCAGTAACAGCAAGATCGTACTTAATCATTGATCCAAGTTGTTTCCAACATAGAGCGTCAGCATCGTGCATTAACAAGAATGCTTTTGCTGAACCTGGAGCTTTAGCGTTGATATCGATTCTAACCGAAACACCAGTTCCAAGAAGTTTAATACGTCCGATGAACTTAACAGCTCCTGCAGTAGCGCCTTTTTCTCCACGGAAAACGTTAGCATAAAGTGGAGTTCCAGTATATGAAGGCTCAACTTTAACTTCGTCACCAGCAGCAACAGCGATGTTGATTGCAGTTGACGGAAGAGTTTCACCGTCACCGTAAACTAGAGACATTTTATAGTCATATGAACCAGCATCACCAGTAGCGAATTTTGAATCAGAAGCAACTGGAGAAGTTGCGTTAGCAAGCGTTGGAGCTGCTGAAGCCGAAACTGTTCCAGAAAGTGGGCTAATTCTTGGACGGTTGAAAAGTGATGGCTTGAAACGGAAATCTAGAGATCCAGTGTGTTCCTTAACTCTGTTACCAGAAGTTAATGTCTCACCTGAAAGAGTTCTTTGTTTCAAGTAATAGTCTCTTGAGAACACAGAGTGAACGTCTGTTCCAAGGTAACAGTCCATTGCCATACCGAAGTTGTTAACGTTAGTTAACGCCATTCTTTCTGCAACGTCTGCATCAAACTTAGCACCAACACTGATTACTACCGAGTCATTAACTCCAGAAGCATCGTATCCAGCGAAAGCTGTTGACTTATATTGAGATTGAGCTTCTTTAGTTCTGATCTGAGCTTCAATTCCATCATACTCAAGTGAGTTGATTGCTGAATCAGCTTCGAACATAGTTCTTTCGTTACGAGCAAGAAGTTCTACAGTCTTGTTCTTTACTTCTCTAGCGATAACTGGACCGTGAGCAGCTTGGATAAGAGTAAGGTTATGTTGAACAGAACCTTGAGTACCCAAATACTTCACTTGAATAAATTCACGATCGTAGTTAGCGTCAGTCCCTTGAGGAGTTCCACCCATTTGGAAGAATGGAGAAACTTCTTGACCGTAGCTATTCTGAACGTTATATTCATGAACAGTTTGAACTACTTTTTCTTTAACGATGTCTTTCCAAAGTTTAAGATGTTCTAGTCCGTGAGTAACTAGTTTCAATGTACGGTCTAGATCTTCAACTGCAAGAGCTGAACCACCAGATAGTGAACCTGGAGCTGTTGAACCGTAGTTCTGAGAGATTGATAGTGCTTTTTGTAGAGCATCTACCTTTCCTGCGTCCATTGAACCAAATCCTGAGATTGATGGATCGTTGGCGACGTTGTCGACGATGTTTTGCATGCGTTACTCCTTAAAGTAATATTGATTTGTTATTTGTATTGTAAAGATGTGTTTAAAGTAAAAAGCCGGCTTTAACACCGGCTTATCTTTTATTATAGCAAGAACTTTATTTTTGTTTCAGAAGCTCAGCTTCAATAGCTGCTTGCCAGCTCTTATTAAATACCGTACCTGTGTTTTCAAGTTCAATTACTGCGTCCATTGGGATTGCTTTCTTCATAACTAGACGCTCTGCAGCATCTAATTTTTCAGACTTAGTAAATTCTTGAGGTCCGTTATGTTCTGGAGATGATTTCTCTAAAGCTTCAATTCCAGTGATTGACTTAGATCTTTGTGGTTGACCAGCCATAGCTTTAATAAGCTCTTCTGATTTAGTCAAAGATTTCTTAAGTTCTTGGTTTTCTTGTTGAATCGGTGCGATAGCAGAAGCCACAGCAGATTTGACAAGATTTTCTAATTCAGCTTTCTTAAGATCTTCAGACTTTTTAAGTTCTGATTTTCTTAGTTCTTCAGTTTCTCTAGTTTTAGCTTCAGCTTGAGACTTCTTAAAAGCTTGAAATTCTTCGTATTCAGCTTCGTCTACAGATTTTGAAATACGGCCAGCTGAAGTAGTTTGGTCAATTGACTTAGCTTGCTTCTTAGCTTCTTCGTTTTCAGTTTCTGCTTGTTTAGATGCAATTGAAGCATCGTATGATCCGTCTCTTTTTCCATCGCCATCTGTACTTGGTACATCTGAGATTTGAGCCGGACGACCTGCGCCACGAGCAGCATCATCTTGTAATTTAGGTGCACCAGCGATTGCAGCATCAGCTGTAGTCTTTGCATCACCTGCGATATTTAAAGCATCGCCCTTGTTTACTGGTTCAGCAAACAGGTCGTCAATCAGAGTATCGATTGACTTTGTTAGTTCTTCTGAGGTTTTCATCGAATTCTCCGTCTTTATATTATACTGGTTCTAAAGCTGTGATTCTTGCTTCTTGGTCTGCAATTGCTGCTGTTTGGGCATCGATAATAGCAATAAGTTCGTCAGCTGTTGCTTGATCAGTGATTGCTACTCTAATACGTTGTTTTAGTTCTTCAGACATCATGGGATTCTCCTTTTAGAAACTTAATTATTGTACCTTAAAAATACAGTTACTCTTTTAAATCAGGAAACTTAGTGGCTAGTCTATCTTTTACAGCTTCCCAAATTTCTGATCTGGTGTTGTCTGGATAAAGCGTTTGAAGCTTATCTACCATTTCGATCATTTGAGACTTATAAAGACCTTTAGATGATTTTTTCATTTTAGCTGGAACTTTCTTTTTCTCTTCGTCTTTATCCATGCTTTCCATAGATAGGGCATCTCCACCTGAACGTTCGGCTGGAGGAGCTGAATTACCAGCACCAATTGATAAAGCTTTTTCAATGATTGAAAGAACTTGAGTTGTTGAAAACATTGGTTCTTCTGCTTTAGTTTGTCCGGCTGTAGCTGGAACTTCTGAAGGCGTTCCAGTAGAGTCAAACTCAACATCGCTAGATCCTGACATTGATTTAACGATATCTGCGAACGTGTCTTGATTTACTGGAGACATTGTAAGAGCCACATTTTTGATGAGGCATCTTCTGATAATTGATGGATTATTAGGATCTCTTTCGATGATCTTACCTTCAACTGACATACCCACTCGACCTGCATCACCTTTATTTAAAGATGTCATGATCTCGTAAATAGCTTTAGCTCTTGTGTGGTTTTTAAATAAACGACCTTCTACGTACATGCCTTGTTCGCTCTTTCTATAAGAGTCAAGAACTCCGACTGTATTTTCTGGAGAGTTATCGTGGTCCCAATTAAAGAATCCTTTGCCTTTTGCAATAGGAGTTGCATCAATTCCACCAGGTATGATGATCTCACCCTGACGGTCCACGCTAGAAGTTGATGCCAAACCAGCTACTTTCCATTCGCCGTCTGCACCTTTCGATAATTCTGCCGGTATTACAAATTTGAAATCATTATTCATATGGATCCTCGTGACTACATTTTATCAAAAATAGCTCGACTATTCTTCGGAGTCTTCAGATCCATATTTTGTGGGTGGTTCAAAGTCTGGAACATCAACGATTTGCTCGTGATCTGATCCAGTTAATTGATTTGCTTTGTGTTCATTTAAAGCATTGACTACTTCAGCCATTGCTTGTTTTAACATGAAGTGGGTCTTAGTATTAGACCAACCTAGGAGTTTGGCGATTTCAGACTGAACTAGTTCAGGCATCGATCCGTCAATTTTAGAAACAGAATACACATAAACCCAGAAACAATTATAATGATCTGGAGAATTAATGTGCCAATCACAGGCCTCTTCGTTTTTGTTATCAGAGAGACTCGTCTTGGTTTTAGACGGGTCGTTTTTCATTGGAAACCTTTAAGTTAGAAATGGCCTACTTTCGTAGGCCGTTCTTATTTATTTAAACAATTCGTAAAACTTTTTAGTGTTGACTACTTCTCTATTGAACTTAGCCGGATCTGAAATCATGCTATGAATCAATTGAGATGCTGGAGTATCTGACTTTTGAACGGCACCCTTTAATTTAATAGACTTTGGAGTCTTAATAAGAGGGCATGCATCGAATTCTACAGTGACTGGACCAAACATTGTATTGAATTCTATTTCTTCTGATCCGGTCATAGTTTCACCACATTGGATCAAAACTACCTTATCTGCGACTTTTTCTTCAAGCGCATCAAAACCGTGGATATAGTATTCGTTAACAATTTTAGCTTTATACACCTCTACCGAAATTCCAAGACGTTGAGCAACTACAGTATCTAAATAGTCGATCTTTCTTTTTACCATGCGGTATCTAGTTTCGAACTCTCCATCGAATTGACCATCAAGTCCACCCGCAGCTCTGTGGGACATCAATACTCCATTTCTAGCAATTAGTCTTTCACCTGGATTGTTCTCAGCAATTTGAAAACCCATAGATGCGGCAAACAATGTAACCGTTTTAACTTCTTGTGGAATGGCTTCTAGGAAATCAATAAGTTCCATACCGTCAAATACCGAACCGCCTGGAGTATCAAGAACTAAATATATAGCTTCGGTCTTTGGAAGTTCCCTACTCATTTTTGAGATTTTTGAAATAATTGATCCAACCGAAGAGTCCGTTACAGCACCTCTAAGAGTTACTGTATTTCTAGATTCAAGAACTAGCTTACTTACTTTAGTTTCAATTTTAATTGGTGTAACTGCCAATTGATCTGGTAATTTTGGAATCGTTACATTTGGAGTAGATTCAGCTTCTAAGATTTTGCTAGTTGGCGTTGAGCGAACTGCGTCAGTAACCATTTTTCCCGATGTGAATAGGAGAACGGCTAATCCGATCGCTAATCCACCAAATAACTTCTTGCTCATAAAATCTCCCATATAGTAGGGTATCACACCCTTCGTAGTAATTATAGCTTTAGACTATTTAACTGGTAAACTAAATGTTATAGTTCTTCTTGCACTTATCACGCCAACTACAACTATTACACCAATCATCAGTTTTTGGTGGAAGAATTTTATTATCATAATGATTTTTAATCATCATTATTTTCTCTACGATTTCAGTGAATACTTTATCACCTTGAGTCATCGTATACTCTTTCATTTCAGTGTCGTTCTTATTAACGTACAGCCATCTAACCCCTACAGCTTTTGTAAAACCTTCGAGTTCTTTAATGTGGGCAAATTTGCCTTCAGCTAACAACATGTTAAATACATACCAATAAACAACAGCTTGAATAATATGATCGCTTTTAGGTTCAGATAAAGATCCAAACCCTCTTTCGTTAATTGATTTATATTCGCCCAACCACAATTGACCATCGATGATACACACGGCATCGACTTTACCTTTCTTGATGTGTAGATCTTCGCAGACTAGTGGGAATTCTTTATCGAATTTAGTTTTATCTTTCCAATCAACTATGAACGATCCATCTGGATTGTAATAGTCAACAATTATTCCAGCCTTTCTAAAAGTAGAGGAAAGCATATCGTGAATTGAATCACCTAATTTCATACGCTTTTTACCAGCTATATCAAAGCCGTAATCTTCAGGGACCATAGCCGATGCGTAGTAAACTTTACGCAAGCATTTAGAACCTAACATTGATGGTTTAATTTTAAATTGCTGCTTAGGCGTATATGGGGCAAAATCTGGCTTATCTAAAGTCTCTTGAAATACTTGAATTAAATTTCTCATATAACCTCATCTGCAACGCCCAATTCCATAAGTTCATTAGCCGAGAAATATGCATCAACTCTAACTCCGCTTTTCATCCAAAACGCTTTAGGTTTTTTAGTGAATTCTGCCATCCACTCGCACCATTGCTCTTCTTCTTTTTCAGTTTGTTTTACCATGTCTTTAATTTCAGAGTGGCGACCGTCGACTCCGTATGAAGCTTCATGGTGCATAAAGAAGGCGTACTTTGAGATTTTACGCTTATCTCCAGCTGCTAGAATCATAGTCGCGGCAGACATTACATGTCCATAACCTTCTGTGATTATTTGGCATTGACTTCTCTTCATACGTCCAATGATTGCCAAGGCCTGATACACTTGACCGCCTGGGGAATTGATTCTAATAGTTATTGCTTTTCTGTTTTGAGATTCCATTTCAGTTAAAGCATTATCTATACGGTCAAATTCCTTCTCATCGATCTCTCTAGAAATAGAGATTGTACGTTCTTTGAAGTTAACGTTGTATTCGAAGGCATATTCTAAAATTAAAGCAGCCTGAGTTAATTTGTTGTCTACTCCGGTTTTAACTGAAGCAGACAGCAAATTATTACGTCTAGGCTTTCGAATCAGTGTTTTCTTCATCGATTACCGCCACGATTGATTTATCTTCCATTACGCAAATTTCAGCCCCACCGATTCTCATGTTTTGATGATCTGTGGTAAAGTATACTCGCTGTCCTATTTTATAGGCTGGATCTGCATCGGATCCAACGTATTTAATAATTCCAACATACTCTTCAGACTCAGGAACAATAATGTAAGAGTTATCTTTCTTACCTTGCTTCTTTGTCTTTTCGACTCCGATTCGTTTACCCTTGAACGTTATTTGCATCTTCTTCTCCGTTCTTATTTTTGCGTGAAGCTCTGTCTAGTTTAATTTTAGCAGTCATTTGACCATCTTGTCCAAAAGAAACTTCTTTAGTTTCACCGGTTGACATTCCTAAAATTGATGATTCTAGTTCTGGTCCAAACGTTTGACCTGATCCTGTTTCATAAATCTTTAAACGACTACTTCCTTGAAAGTCAGTTTGGTCTTTAGTTTTAGTTGCGATTTCAACACGAACCATATCGCCAAGTTCAGCTTTTTCAACTTGTGAATATCCTTCTTTTTCATCTTCAAGTTCAGATACTTTACTTGTAAGATCTTCTGTAGAATATCCTAGCTTCTCCATAACGATCGATTCTAAAACAACCACTCTAGCGAATAGTGTTTCAAGAGTTGACGATTGTTGAACTGCTAGTTGTTGTCCTAAGTTTTGAACATAATGTTTAACCATATCTTCAACTTGAGGCATCAATTTATTTAAAGATGCATCTGAAACCATTTGTTGAAATGATTGTTGTGGACGTGGCGTAGATTGTTTTTTATTTCCCATTTGATTTCCTCTTAGTAGTCTTTTCTGAGACTTCTGTTAATATTTCAATTATAGTTTCATTTGCGTTGTCTGCATCTTTCGATAAAGATATTACCCTATCTTGTAACACGTTTAAATAGACTTGGGCATCCACAATAGTTTTAAATGGTGTTAGGACTTTTAATTCGTCTCTAAATTTAAAGATTTGCCCAACTGCATAATTTTTAGAAAGTTCAGCTATTTCTTCAGCTTGCGACGGGACGTAACCTGCTTTTCTAATTCTATCTTCGTGTGAGAAGTCCAAAACTAAATCAGTTTGGATATCTAACTCTTTTTGAACTCTATCAGATATAGCGTGAATTACATCTCGCCTCTCTTTAGGGAGTTCGTTGATTTCTTCTTGAACTTTAATATGTTGTTCTTTTAGAAGTTTCTCTTCTTTTAGCCCGCCTTTATATTCTTTCATACTGGATTCACCTTTTCGACCGGCACGTTAATAGTTGGTCCTGCTTCTGTCTTAACAATAATATGAGGAGCGTCTAATCCAACTACTTTTCCGTAAATTGGAGTATTCGCATCATTTAGAACTTGTACCCGTTTATCGGCTAAATGTCTATTGTTCATTGCAAAATTCATTTTATCGTTATGACTTAATAAATCTTTTTTAGGAGCTGCAATCGGTTGCTCTGGTTGATACGCTGATGGAGCTGGTGTTTCGTTAACTTGAACGGCGCTCGGTGTTGGTTTTGGAGCATTGACTCTATCCGCTAAAAATACTAACGCTTTAAATTGTTCAGGGGAAAACTCTTGATTATCTGCGTATTTGACTTCTGTATCGTTTTCGATAGATTGGATCAATTTCATAATATGCGGAGTTATGGTAGATACGACATCATCTTTAACTGATTTATAATCAATACATTTTGTGTCGTTTCGAATTAGATCTTCGACGTATTTTAAATAGTCTATTTTCTTCTTCTTGAGCATTAACTCTTGAATTTTGGCTTCAATACTCATTGGGTCTCCAGATTAGGTGACTCAATAGTATCTATGGATTGATGTGGGGTAAACTATTTATTGGACCTATTCAAGTTGTAGCAGACTCTGCATCTTTTAGCTTTAAAGAATTTTAAGGGAGTTCCGCATTCGCATTTAGGGATTGGTTTAGCTGTTCCAGCGTTCCAAGTTGTCTTACCTAGTTTAGATTGTCTCATTTTTTCGACAGCCTCTGGACCTAAATATCCACCCTGACCACCTAGAGCTCTGTTATAGCAATTTCTATTTTTTAGAAGTTCTTCGTTTACGATCTCTCTTTCATAACTTTGAGCTTCTTCGCGAGTGTCAAATGTTTTTACAATTTCTCTTTTAAAGTTCTTTCGCCCGTGTTTCTTAATAGCTTTTTCAATTAGAAGCCCACTTCCTAAATATTTGTCATTAACGTTTTTTGTTGAGTGTATCCCGTAATAAAAATTACCATTTATTAAATTGGTAGTTTTATAAAATAGATGGACTATCCCTGAATCTTTTCGAATATGTAATTTTTCCAATCAGCTAATCCTATATAGGTTACACTTCCACCTGGGAGTAACTTGAATCCAGGTTTAAGTCTGTCTCTTATACACATCTGACGCTGCCGACGATATGC